CACCAAGTGTTGTTTGCTAAGACAGCCGACAACGTAATCATTAGCCCGGCTACTGGCACCCTTACAACAACACCGACTTGCACGTGGATAACGGCCGATAGTCAAATTGAGGATTGGTTAGGAATAGGAACAGCAACAGCAGCCGATCAAACGTTTATTACCCAATGCCGTTTGGCTGCCAACGAATTTTGCTACCGCCGAAGGCTCGAGGCAGGCTACAAAGACAGCCTTACAACGTCACCTAATGCGTCAGTAACCTTGGGCACGGTGGCTTACGCTGGCTTTTTGTACCGTCAACGCGGTGCAGTAACCGACTTTGCAGGGTTTGACGGTTTAGCCGCTGGCGGGTCTATGGGCCTTAGCCCGATGATCAAGCAATTGTTGGGAATTGACAGGCCCGCGGTGTTTTAATGCCTGTTGCATACACCGACCTATTCAACGAGGCCTTAGACGACCTTACAGCCACGTTACAGACCGTTACAGGCTTGCAAGTGGTCAACGATCCGCGCAACATTGTGCCCCCATGCGCTTTTATTGACGCGCCGTCGTTTGAAGCGTTTAACTACAACATCGTAAAAATCACGTTTCCCGTGCGCCTAATTACCCTTGGCCCGGGCAACCTTGACGCGCAACGTTCGCTAATGAACATGGCAGCAAAAGTTTTAGGCAAAAACGTGGCCGTAACCAACGGCCGCCCAACCATTGCCATAATCGGCGGCAGCGAATTAGCCGCGTATGATCTCACTATTGAAATGCAAGCCCAAACAAGTTAGGTGCCTATGTACATTATTAAAAGCCCCCGCGTTGGTGTAGTAGGCCAAGAATTTGTTGTGCGACCCGGCCTAAACATTGCTGCCCTTATTTGGGGCGGTTTTATTGAGGAAGTCCAAAACGAAACAACCGAGGAAGTAACCGAGGAAGTATCCACACCGGCACCAAAAAAAGGTGCTAAAAATAAGAGAGCAACACACAAGGAGTAACACACATGGCCACTTCGACATACCTCGCCACGCCGGGAGTTTCGGTTAACGGAATTTCCCTAACCGACCAATGCACCGCAGCAACTTTTACGCACCGTTTTGACCAGTTGGAAAACACCACGTTTGGCCAAACAGCGCGCCAGTATCAAGCAGGCTTGGGCAACCACGAAGTAACACTTTCACTTTTTATGTCATACGCCGCAAGCGAGACCTACGCAACGTTGGCCGCACTTGTTGGCAACAGCGACATTGACGTAATTGTAGACGCACAAGGTGAATTGTTTACCTTAACGAATTGCGCGTTGCTCGAAATGCCAGTTGTTAACGCCGCTTTGGGCGAACTTTCTACCATTGACATTACGTTTGTTGGTGGCACTTACAGCGTTGCATAATTAGCGCCGAACAATCGGCCCGACACGAAAGAAGGCACACATGCAATTAACACTTGAAGTAACCAACCACGAAGGCACGTACCAAGTAAGTACAAACCTTTTTACCATTGTGCTATGGGAACGTCGTTTTAAACGCAAAGCGGCCGACATGGCAAACGGTATTGGTGTTGAAGATTTGTTGTTTTTGGCTTGGGAAGCAAGCAAGCAAGCAAAAATTGTTGTGCCGTCCGAATTTGACACGTATTGCAAACAAGTAACCAACATTGAAGTAACCGCGCAAGAGGCCCCAAACCCTACCCAAGCGGCACCTACCGCCGGCAATTAGCCGAACTGTTAGTTGCAACAGGGTGGGCGCCGCATTGGTATTCGCAAGTATTTGACGCGCAAGACTTAGCAACGGTGGCTAAAGTTTTAGGGGACAGAAACAAAAGGTAACCCCATGGCGCAACCAGTTTTACAGGTAAAAGGTATTCAAGAAACCTTGGCGCTATTAAACAAAATAGACCCGTCCTACCGTCGCAAGATCACTACCCGCATTAAGCGAAGTGGCGAAATAATCCTGAGCGAAGCCCGCAGCATGGTGGCCCATTACGACAACAGCAAAGGCAACGGCGCCCCATTGTCGGGCATGGCTCGAGGCAATTTAGTTCGCGGCCGTGAAACCAGTTGGCGAACCGATCAGGTACAAAAAGGTTACAAAATTAAAGTAGGTGTACGCCCAAGCCGTGAACGCTACGTAGATTTCAACCGTGGCGGTTATACCGAACAAGTAGTTTTTGGTGCAAAGCCTTACCGGCTTATGGTTGTGCAATCAACCGACCCAGCGGGCGTGATCTATGACCATGCTGGGCGAAACGTCAGCAGCCTATTTGTTGCGAACCTTACAAAAGAGGAAGGCAACCAACCGCGTGTAATTGACAAGGCCGTAACCAAAAACCGCGACGCCGTGCAACAAGACATACAATCGGTTATTACCGACGTTGAAAAACGCACAAACACGCAATTAAAGCAGAGGGTTAAATAATGGCAATTAACATACCGATCATTACGTCGTTTGTTAATACGGGTATTCAGGCTGCCGACAAACAACTAAAAAAGTTTGGTACTAGCGCGCAAGCCGTTGCTGGCGCGGCTGGTGGTTTGTCTATTGCGTTTGCCACGGTAAAAAGTGTTATTGGCCCAGCAATTACCGCGGCGTCAAATTTGCAAGAAAGCATGTCAAAAGTAAACGTTATTTTTGGCAAGGGTGCTAGCGAGGTAGAAAAGTTTGCAGCGAGCGCGGCCCGTAACCTTGGCCAGTCGAAGCAATCGGTTTTGGACGCTGCCGGGGCGTTTGGCACGTTTGGTAAAGCAGCGGGTTTAGGTGGGCAAGACCTAGCCACATTTAGCAATGACTTTACGGCCCTCGCTACCGATTTAGCGTCGTTTAATAACACAAGCCCCGAGGAAGCCGTGCAGGCTATTGGTGCCGCGTTACGTGGCGAGGCCGAACCTTTGCGCCGTTTTGGTGTTTTGCTAAATGACGCGACGTTAAAACAAGAGGCGTTAAACCTCGGCATTTACGACGGCAAGGGTGCGTTGACGGCACAGCAAAAGATTTTGGCCGCGCAATCTGCAATTTATAAACAGACAACCGACGCCCAAGGTGACTTTTTACGAACCAGCGACGGACTGGCAAATAGCCAACGTACGTTAAGTGCCGAGTTTGCAAACATACAGGCACAACTTGGGCAAAAGTTGTTGCCGTTAATGGAAGATTTTACGCAATCGTTGTTAAACATTAGCGATTGGGTACGCAGAAACCCTAAGACCTTTAACGTTATTGGCAAGGGCTTGGGCATGATTGCCGAGGAAGCCTTAAAAGCATCGTCCGTTTTTGCGGTATTTGTTTACAGATTAGTAAACATTGCTTCTAATGTCGTAGAAGTAGACAAGGCTACTGGCGCATACAACGAAAATTTGAAGCGATCAACAGCCGCACACATTCGAGGCGTTGACGCAGCACACGAATTCAACAAAAGCCTTAAAGACACAGAAGTAAAAACAGGTGGCGCGTCTAAAGCAATTAACGAACTTTACGACGTTATTAGCGACAAACTAACTAACGCCCTTGAGGACGCTAAAGACCAGTTGACCGACGCGCAAGAAGCCTTTGCAGATTTTGGCAAGTCCGTTGCAACGAGCATTAGCGAAGGTTTTAATTTTGCTAGCGCTAAAGAAGCAGGCGACGAAACAGGCGCAGGATTTTTGGAAGGTTTGCGAGATCAGGTAACAGGCGTTCGAGAGTATGCCCGAAACGTTGAACTGTTGTTACAACGTGGACTTAGCCAAGACGCGTTACAAGCCGTTTTGGACGCTGGCGCCGAAGCGGGCGCTGCCATTTCAAGTGAACTAATCGCTGGCGGGCAGGAAGCAATTACAGGCCCGGGCGGTGTAAACGAACTTGTTAATACTGTTAAAGGCGTCGCAGACAAACTAGGGCTTGATACCGCGGGCCGTTTTTACCAAGCGGGTGTAGACCAAGGGCAAGCGCTAGTAGCGGGCTTAGAAAGCGTTTTAGCCAAATATGAAAAGATATTAAAAAACCCAAACCTAAGCACCAAGCGCTTACAAGGGTTGTTAGAGCAAGCACAAACCGACATTGCGTTTACACAAATAACGGCAGGGCAAACGATTGCTACGCCAGCACCAACACCTAGCCAAATGGCCAGCATTGCCGAACATAAAGCCATGCGCGGCGGCACAACCAATTACACCGTAAACGTGCAAGGCGGGTTGGCTACCAGCGCCGAAATTGGGCGCGTCACACAAGACGGCCTACGTGCGTTTGCTCGACAAAACGGCCCATTGGATTTACCAATAGCCGGGTTTAGATAATGCCCGGCACCGCAATTGCCCAAGCCGGCAACTATTCCCTACTCATTGACACGGGCTACGACGTCAACAGTTTTACCCTTGACAGCGCAACCAAAGGCTTACTAGACGGCACGTTTCCACTCGGCCCCGGCAGCGACTTTGCCGACGTTACAAACAGCGCAACCCAAATAAACATTAGGCGCGGCCGTCGCGATCAAGGCGACCAATTCGCCGCTGGCACAATGACTTTTACCATTAACGACGTAGACGGCATTTTCAACCCATTTGACGAAAACGGCCCGTACTACAACACACCCGACGCATTACCCGGCCTCGCCCCATTGCGATCAGTTGAACTAATCCG